AATGTCGGATCGTTTGGAAAAGATGATGATAACATTGGTACTGGCATGGTTGGTGCTCCTGCCTGCGGTGATGTTATGCGTTTACAGATAAAGGTAGATCATGATACAGGTATTATTACAGATGCAAAATTTAAAACGTATGGCTGCGGATCGGCTATTGCGAGCTCGAGCCTCGTTACAGAATGGGTCAAAGGAAAAACACTCGACCAAGCAGGATCAATCAAAAACTCCGACATTGCCGAAGAACTGGCCTTACCCCCCGTGAAGATTCATTGCAGTATCTTGGCAGAAGATGCAATCAAAGCAGCCGTAAATGATTATCGTAACCGACACAGCACATAAAAAAATTAAACAAAATTTAGAACGTCGGGGTAAAGGCGTTGGCATCCGTTTAGGTGTAAAAACCACAGGGTGCAGTGGGCTAGCATATACTATAGAATATGTTGACAATTATACTGCCGAGGTAGGCGTGACTAATTTTGCACAAAAAGACTTTGTAATATTAGTTGATGCTAAAAGTCTAGTCTATTTAAACGGATTAACCATGGACTGGGTTCGCAACGGACTCAACGAAGGCTTTGACTTCGTTAATCCCAACGAGCGCGATCGCTGTGGATGTGGTGAATCATTTAGAGTTTAGAAATATCTAAATCTGTATCGCTGGGCATATCCCAGATTGTTCTGTGATCTGCTGCTGTTTTTTGAGCAAATCTTTTAAAATTACAATTGCTACAACAATGAAAATAATTGTTGTTTAGCCTTTTTCTGTTGATTTTTTTTAAATCTCTTTGAAAAACACTATTGCAATTATCACATTTAAAAATTGCCAAAGTTTTTATTCTTGTGTAACTGTGCTGTTTGCCAGCTTTACTAAGTCTAGTATATTGATTTTTTTGTTTTTCTGTTTTTATAAACATTTATTATTTACATTAGGCTTATAAAAACTTTGGATAAATACCATAGATATCCAAACACTTAGGATCGACTATGGCAAGAAAAATCATTAATATTGGTGCTATCGGAAACGACGGTACTGGCGACAGCATTAGAGACAGTTTTAGATCTGTCAACGATAATTTTAGAGAACTATATAGTTCGTTGGGTCTTGGTGATCGTCTAACATTTATCGGATTAGATGACACTCCTACTTCATATCCCAATGACTACGAAAATGCTGTAGTTGTTGTTAATGCAACCACTGATGGTGTTGTATTTAAAAAATTGCAAAACGGAACCGGTATTCAACTTGATTTTGATACCAGTGATAATTCCATTGTCATTAATTCTTTGTTCTCTGATATTTCTGGAGATCCTAGTCCTAATCTAGGTGGGCCAGTTAATGCACAGTCCGGAGGTATCAAATACCCTATTGGTAATTTGCCCAATATTGGTTCTTATTCAGAGCTATCCAGTTCAATATCAAAATTAAACTCTGTACACGGTACTACTGCTGTTGATCCAGATAGACTGGCTGCTAACAAGGGTTATGTTGATTCTAAAATATCTCTAGCTGGTATTGATGCTATTGATCCTGCTACCAATACAAACAACACTGCGTTTGGTACAATGACTGGGCCGTTGATTCTTTCAAGAGATCCTGTAGACGATGACGATCAGGCCTATAACGGATTAATTGCGGCTACTAAAAGATATGTTGACAGCTCAGGTTATAGCAGTACGGTCAACCTTTATGTGTCTACCGCTGGAGCAGATTCTCGGGCAGGGGTTGGATTAGACCGACAGGGTAGAAGTTTAGCCTATGCATACAAGACCTTAGAAGGTGCATTAAAACGTGCAGAAGAGTTGTTATTAGAAGCTCCTTTGGAAATAGGTCCTTATAAGAAAGTACTAACCTGGGGCAATGGTGACGAGGCCTGTACTCTAGCAGAAATTGACGATATCAATGCTACTGCTGGTTCTGGTTTTAGCGCACAGTTCATATATATGAACGTAGATACCGTGGAAATTGCCAGCGGTGGCCAAAACTATTTGCCAGGAGACATCTTAACTGTAGTCACCGGTGACGGAACTGCTGCTAGATACGAAGTATTATCCGTTGGTGCAGGCGGCAGCGGTGGAAGAGGGCCGGTCACAGCTATTAGACAAATAACAGCAGGTAGCTATACTTCATTGCCTACTCCTTCAATTGGTGCAAAAAGCACTTCTTGTCCTGGCAGCAGCACAGGTATTAAAGAAGGATGTACTCTTAATCTAACATTCAAAGTAGCTCGTGTGCAGATTGCAACTGGCGGCAGAGGTTTAGGATACGGTTTAGTATCTGTTAGATTTATCGGAGGTGGTGGTTCTGGAGCATTTGGTGTTGCTGATGTCAATGCTATCGACGGAGGTATTGACAGTATCAGCATAACTAACAGCGGCAGTGGATTTACCAGTTTGCCTACAGTGAGAGTTAGTCTACCAAGATTTAGAATCTATACCAGTGGTTATAGAACTGATGCTACAGGCAATCCAGCATTATCAACTGTGGCCGCTAACTCGGCCAAAGACATTAGAGAAGGTTTGTATTTACGAGGTGAAACTTCAGGAGCACTGGCACAGATCCTTGCACACACTGGAGAATTAGACTCGTTAGGCAATGAAGAATTTGATGTAGATATTATCAGTGGCGAATTTGAAATAGGAGAAACTATTTCCTACGGTGATGTAACTAAACGAATTCAAATTTCTGTATTTGTTGAAAGTGGTATCTATGAAGAAAACTATCCGTTGCGTGTACCACAAAACGTAGCCGTTATAGGTGATGAATTCCGTAGAACTATTATTAGGCCAAAGATTGGATACGATAGTTCTAGTCCTTGGGCCTTTATAAATTTTAGAAGAGATCCTATCATTGACGGTCTTACTGTGGCAACACAACTATATGGATATCATTACCTAACAGACTCTACTCAACCAATATATCCTTTGATCAACAACAAAGGCAATTATAAGAGTGCTGCTCGATTATTAACTTTGAATAGAGACTTTATTCAATATCAAGTCGTGGGCTGGTTAAATTTTACATATCCAAATTTAGATTACAATCAAGATATATGTTTTAGAGACGTTGGATTGCTTATTGATTCTATGGTTTTTGATTTAAAATGGGGCGGACAAAACAGAACAATTTCTGCAGCATTGAAATATAAAGGACCAGCTGTACCAGGAAGCGATCCTGCAATTGCTATTGGTCCTACACAACTGACAGAAACTTCAGCTGGTATTTTAAGAATTAATACTCTAGCTCAAAACATTATCAACAACATCGAAATTGCAACTCTTTATACCCTTAACGGAAGCATTGCAACTACATCTACATTACCAACTCCTCAGATCTTAGACCAAGGTATTGTTGCAGAAACTGGTTCAGGAACTGTTGTTGAACTGTTAACCGAAGCTGTTGTTGATGTTATTAATAACAGCGGTACTGTAAATTATCCTAAAGACAATGGGGATATGGATGTTTTCTTATGTAACGATGCTGTTATTCTAAGAGCAATGACCTACCAAGGTCATGGTGGATTCTCAATGGTACTTGATCCGGAAGGGCAGGTATTGGCTAAATCTCCTTACTGTCAAGAGTCTGCATCGTTCAGCAGAAGTATTAATACCAAAACATTTTCTGGTGGTATATTTGTTGACGGCTTTACAGGCAATCAACAATTTATCATTAACAGCAAAGACAGTGATATAATTTTACGTGTATCGGGATTGCTAAGACCTCCTAATACTCCCTGCAGTTTTATTGTTAAAGATCAAATTTATAGAATAAATTACATCAGAAGTTACACATTTGGAACTAGCTCTCCAACTACAACCACAGGCGGATACAGCACTGCACAGTTTGTCTTAGACGAATTAACGCCCTATACCGACACTGTTGGCAGCGTAACTTGTACGTTCAGCACACCAACTATTACCACTGCTGGATTACACGGTCTACAACCAGGTGCTATTATTAAATTTAATAGTACTGGGGTATTGCCAACATTCAGCGGTGGTGGTTTGAGTGTCTACGAAACACACTACACTGGTAGAGAATATTATGTTTTACTAGCCGGTTTCACTACAACATCATTTAGAATCACTGCTGTATCAGGAAGCACAACTCCTGTGACATTCACTGGCGGTGGTACTGGAACACACAGCTTCTTGAGAATTTTTGAAGTGCTGATGCCCGGTAATAGATCAATGTTGAGCAACGACTTTACTCAGGTCTGCGATCTAGGATATGGACTATTGGTAACCAACGGCGGATTAACTGAAGCTGTGTCAATGTTTACCTACTATTGCCAAATTTCTTATTACTCTTTAAACGGTGGACAGATTCGAAGTGTAGGTGGATCCAGCGCACACGGAAACTTTGCGCTGGTTGCTGAAGGCAGTGATCCTTTAGAAGTGCCAACACCAACTGGTTTCTACACTGACCTTGCACAGACTGCTACTGTTTATTCTGCTACCAATGCAACGGCCAACGAAGAAAGCAAGAATATTATCTATGTAAACTATGACGATTTCTTTCCGTTGCCGGGCAGTGAACTTGAAATAAATCACGGAGGAAGTATTGTTCGATATGCAATATCAACAGTACAGATAGATGATCTAGCAACTAAGAGAGCCAAATTAAATATTTCAACAGGTGGTGGATTGGTTTCTTCTGTGCCTCACGGTCAGAAGATCACAATTAGAAACAACGGGTTCCACGTGGTATTTGGTGATGTTGTAAACGTTGCAACAAGACCTTCTACAGCATTGATAATAAACGACAGTCCGTTTGTTTATCGTGTATTGGCGTTTGACGACTATGACTCGGCCTACGACAAAGAAACCTATACAATTACCAATATCAACTATGGTACTGGTGTAATTACCACTAATATCAATCACAGACAGGCCATTGGTTACACTGTGAGATTTATAAAACCCGTAGGCGCTGTACTACCTAATGAAATCGTTGCAGGAGCAAGTGTAGATGACGGACAAATCTATTATATCAAAACAGTTCCGGCAACCAATCAGTTTACAATTTCTGCCACTGCAACCGGCAGCGGTATAACAACCTTTACGGGGTCTGCTTTATCTGGATCTCCTACTGTTTCTCCGTATGGTGTATCAGTTGCTCAATTAAGAGAAAACTACGACTACATTGAAATGAATGTCTATGATCCTGCTCCGGCCACAGGATCAACCATTGCCTTAACCAGCGTAAGTGCAGCAGCCAATACTTTTACTAAAAATAGTCACGGATTAACTCCAGGACAGCCAGTTAGGTTTAGCGCCACTGTGCTGCCAACAGGATTGAGTTCTACCATTGTTTATTTTGTAACCACATCTGGCACCACTACCAACGATTTCAGTGTCAGTGAAAGAGCATTAATTCATAGTTCGTTTATAGGTGTACCTACAGCACTGTCAAATGCCGTAGGCCCAACTATTGGCACTCCGAGTGGCACCGGTCCTTACTATGCCACTATTTCAAACATAACCTGTATTGAATCATTTGCCTTGGGAATGTCTGTAGTCCTAAGACCCAGCATTACCAGTGTTAGTGCATCTGGCAATGGAACGACCTGTACATTGACTTTTACATCACAAGACGTTCCACCGTACTTGCCCTATCAGTACATTACTGTCAGTGGATTTACTAGCGGAGCAGCTGGGTTCAACGGAACACAGACTGTGGTGTCTTGTACCAACACTACTGTTACCTTTGCCAGTGCAACATCAGCATCGGGTTCAGGAGGCACTATTGCAGTCTATGGTACCGGAGCTCTAGGAACAGCTTCAACCATTTATTCTATATCAGCAGCTACCAACAGCATTGTTGTTCAGTCTTCAACAACTGCAAGTGCTGGTACAATTTGCTTTCGTGTTGAAGGTGCTGTGGTTGATATTACAACCAGCGGAACATCAGTATCGTATACACTGTTAAGAGGTGAAAGAGGCGATTCAACATTTGCTATTGGAAATCTAGGCAACGCAGACGGTGACAGAATTGCCAACGGTATTGCAGCTGGAACTTATTATAGATTTGTCTACGAAGGCACTGAGTACGAAATTACCAATTATCAAAATAGTAATACAACAGGTCAAGACTATGCTTTGGTAACAGTAAGTCCTAGTCTACAACGAAGTGTTATTCGTTACAACGATCCACCGTTGTTGAAAGGATCTGCACCTGGACCTAGTACACTAACCAATGGTACACTGACTATTAGAATTTCTTTAACTCGTGTTACATCGCATGACTTGTTGGAAATTGGTACAGGTGGCTATGCAGACACTAACTATCCAAATGAAATTTATGGTCCTCCAGTAAATTCAATAACATCAGTTCCTACATATGCTACTCAGACCAATGCCGAAACTGGAGAAATTATTCTACGTGCTCAGATGCAGGAAAGAGGTTCCGGCCGTACATTCTTTGTAACCACAGACCAATTTGGTAACTTTAATGTTGGTCCGTTCTTTAGAGTTGACCAAGGTACTGGTACTGTTACATTCTCAGCAAGCATTGCGCTGAGCCAATTAGATGGGCTGGGATTTAAACGTGGTACGACAATTTCAGAATTCTCCACATCAATGGATGAAGGTCGAGTTGATGCTGTGCCTACTGAAGCTGCTATTAGAACCTATCTTGGACGTAGACTAGGTCTGGACTATCAAGGCAACGTTGTAGCTCTAGCAGATCGTGTTCCTAGTGATGTCGGATTCATGGCACTGAATGGAGACCTGGCCTGGGTTGGTCCAAGTCCAATGGATATGAGCAGTTACAAGATTACAAATCTTGCTGTTCCAACTTTGAGTTCCGATGCTGCAAGACTAGACAGTATTACAATCAGTAACTTAAAAGACACTGATGGCACCAATCTGTTTAATCTTTCTCAGGTGCAAAGTGGACAACTGTTGATATTGGATGGCACAGGAAATACCATTATCAACGCTACTCCTACTGGAGAAGTTACATTTGATATATTAGCCGGAGACAGCACAACCAATATTATTAGAACAACAATTTCTGATAGTGTTATCGACAATGCCAATGTTATGTCTACTGCGGCCATTGACCAAACCAAACTGTCTTTGAACAATGCCTATGCTACAATATCGGCCAGTATTACCAACGTTACTGCAACTGGTAGCGGCAGTACAGCTACTATTACATTCCCAGTCGCACAGTCAAGTGCTCCGTTTGTAGCTGGGCAAAAAATTGTTGTTTCTGGATTGTCAGTTTCTGGCTACAACGGTACATATACTGTTGCAACCTGCAGCGCCACAACTGTAACCTACAGTAGTACAACTACAGGATCTGCCACCGGCGGTACTGTATCTGCACTAAGGGGTATTGCAAGTTTCGATACTGCACAGTTTACATTGACCAACGGATGGGCAACTATCAAGGACAATGGTCTTACATTGGCTAAATTGCCGCAGGCCGGTGTTGACAAAGTTCTTGGTAACTCCGGAACTTCAAGTGCTAACGTAGCCGAAGTTGATTTTACCACTGTGGTAGATAAAGGACGAGCATTGAGATTGTCAGATTATGGTAATGCTGCCAGCACAGGTTATCTAAGACATACAGGCGGTGATGGATCTAGTCGATCAGGATGGGCTTATAGTATTGTTGACGAAGCAACTACCAACACTGTTAGCACCCTAGTTAAACGAGACAGTAACGGAGACTTTGCTGCACGTAATGTTGACCTTGCTCAGTTAAAGATTGACAGTATACTTGCCATTGACAGCACTGCTGCTGGTACCGGTGGTTATATGCAGTACTATAATTACCTAGGCCAGGTTGGAATTTATCTAGGTGACGGTACTGATGCTACCGCTAAAAAATCTTTCTATAACAATCAACAACATATATTCCGTAGTTTAGACAGTGGTACAACATATGCCACAATTAATTCAGACGGTATTACCGTCGGGGCCTTAAAAAATTGTACCAGCATTAGTTCAGGAAGTGTAACAACACCTGGAACTATACAGGGTTACTGGTCATTGGACAGCACCAGTAGATTCCAAGCTACCTATGCCGCTGACCTAGCAGAATACTACGAAGGCGATCGAGAATATGCTGTGGGCACTGTGTTAATTTTCGGTGGCGACAAAGAAGTTACTATCAGTAATAAGCAAGGCGATCATAGAGTAGCAGGTGTTGTCAGCGATAATGCAGCCTACTCAATGAATGCTGCTTGCCCTGGATTAAAAAATCAAGTTGCTCTACAAGGTCGTGTGCCTTGTCGTGTAGTTGGAAAAATTGAAAAGGGAGATTTGTTAATTACCAGTAATATTGCAGGCTGTGCTATCAGCGCCGGTGGGGACGCAAAAACCGGAACAGTAATTGGCAAAGCCCTAGAGAATTACGATTCAAATCATATTGGCACTATTGAAGTTGCCGTGGGAAGAAACTAATGGCACAACAAACTATCAACGCAGGGAGTCCTCCAATAGTATGGAGTACGGTAGAAGATGCATTTACAAAAATAAATGCAAACTTTGATGAACTGTACGGCTCCATTGGTGGACCAGGTGGCGTGTTAGACTTTACCAGTTTAAGCACTGATATTATTCCTAGCACAAGTGAAGAATACGACCTAGGCAGTCCAACAAGACGTTGGAGAGATCTTTATTTGGCAGGTTCAAGTTTGTATCTTGGTTCTGCTCTAATAACATCAGATCTATCAGGAATAGTAAATCTTCCAGCAGGGACTACCGTTAATGGCGAACTGATTAGAAATCCTTCCGAAACATCTTTTAAAACAATAGCTGTTACTGGACAATCAAACATTATTGCAGACAGCGTTGAAGATACCTTAACCGTTGCTGCTGGTAATGCAGGAATTACATTAACCACAGACAGTGGATCTGATACCTTAACCATCACTAACAGTGGAGTTTTATCTATAAGTGGCACAGCTAATCAAATTGGCGCAACCACAGTCAGCGGTGCAACCGTTTTAACTAATCTAGGAGTGTTAAGTCTCACTGGTGAAGCTCAGGGCATAGGTATTAGTGGAACAGGTAGAGGTGACGTTGTTATTACCAACCTTGGTGTTAAGAGAGTTTTAGGAACAGCAGGCGAGATTGGAGTAACTGACAGTGGTGGTGGAAATTATACCTTAAGGAATCTAGCACCAGCAAGTCCAACATTTCGATATATTGTTGTAGATGGTGCTACATTGCAGCCTGTAGCTGCTGACAGTCTTTCAGATACGTTATATCTAACATCGGGCGCAGGGCTAACCATTACCAAAGACACTGTTACAGATACACTGACATTTAGTGTTAACAGTAATTTAGATATTAAAGGCAGCGTATTTGGAGATGATTCATCAATAATTGTCGATGCTATAGATAATAAAATTTATGCTACTGGAGGGTTTACCGGCAATCTAACTGGCAATGTAACCGGTAATGCCGACACCGCAACTACTGCTAGTAAAGCAACCACAGTTACATTAGTAGCAACTAATACAACCTCAGCCGCTCATTATATAACTTTTGTCGATACTGCAACAGGCGATGAAAATGTTAGAACCGATACCGATTTAACATATAATCCTAACACAAATACACTAACAGCAGGAACTTTTAGTGGAAATGTCACTGGAACGGTAACGGGAAATATTTTTACAAGTTTAATTGATAGTTCTGACTCTTCAGCAATTACTGTTACTCCTGCAACAATTTTTAGTAGTGATGTTAGTGTAGAAAATGATCTAGCTGTTTTACAAAGATTAACTGTACAAGGCAGTAGGGTCATTAATATAAGCGAATTAAAATCTATTGTAGCAGGTAGTGCAGACTTCGCTGCATTTAAATTGGCAATAGCTGGTTTGGTATAATTGGAGCGATAAATGACAAAACAAGTAATTAATGTAGGCACTAGTGTAAATGATAGGACTGGTGACAGCATACGGTCTGCGTTCCAAAAAGTAAATGCTAATTTTACAGAACTATACAACAGCGGTGGTGTGGGATTAGGTGCGTTTGAATTCAACGGTAGTATAATGACTACCACAGACAGTTCAGCCATTGTAATCGACCAAGCTACTACCATAACCAGCAATCTGTCTGTGGGTGGGGACATTCTGCCACAGACTGCTCTTGGTGGCGATCTAGGTTCAAGCACACTGCCTTGGCGTAGCCTGTATGTGAGTCAGTCAACAATTTATCTAGGTGGCGTCCCATTAACTTTAGACGCCAGCGGCAATTTAACAGTCAATGGCAGTCAAGTCGGTGGAGGTGTCACAAGTTATGCTGACCTAACTGGCAAGCCAACTATACCAACACTTGT